AAGCAGTCAGGCGCTCTCTCAGAGTATGCACGCAAAGAGGTGATCGGCACTGCTAACGGTTTGAATTCTCGAGCCGTAGCAGGTCGCATCGCCGAAGGTGCAAAAGTTAAGAAGTCATCAAAGATTGGTGAAATCACTTACGGTTTTGCAGCTCAGAAATTTAGCGGTGGAGCAACGACCAAAACAATTTGGGGTGGCTCAGAGTTTGGTTCAAACAAATATAAGCAGTTCCCAGTTTGGTCAGGGCGTGAAGGTCGCGGTTCAAAGGGTTGGTTCATTTATCCAACACTTCGCAGAATCCAACCTTACATAGTCAGCGAATGGACTGCATCGTTTAGTCGCATCTTGAAAGAGTGGGGATAATGGCAACAGGTACTAGAGCATTAACCCTTAAACTCATTGCAGACATTGATGACTTTAATAAGAATCTAAATAAAGGCTCAACCGAGGTCGAAGGCTTTGGGGGCAAGATTGAGAAATTTGGCAAGGTCGCAGCAGCAGCCTTTGCAGCAGCGGCAGCAGCAGCGGCAGCCTATGCAGGCAAACTCGCAATCGATGGAGTCAAGGCAGCCATTGAAGATGAAGCAGCGCAGGTTCGCCTTGCAGCAGCTCTCGAAAATGCAACAGGTGCAACTCGCGACCAAATTGCAGCAGTTGAAGAACAGATTTCTAAAACCGCACTTGCAACAGGTGTTGCCGATGATCAACTTCGTCCAGCACTGCAGCGCTTAGCGGTTTCTACAGGTGATACAACAAAGGCGCAAGAACTTCTTAACCTTGCATTAGATGTTGCTCAAGCCACTGGCAAGCCTCTCGAAACAGTGGCAAACGCATTGGGTCGCGCTTACGATGGAAACACAACATCTCTTGGCAGGCTAGGCATCGGACTATCGGCAGCAGAACTCAAAACAATGAGTTTCACTGATGTTCAGGGCAGACTCTCAGATTTGTTCGGTGGGGCTGCAGCTAAGAACGCAGAAACATTCCAGGGTCGCATTGCTCGCCTTCAAGTGGCATTTGATGAAGCAAAAGAAACTATCGGTTTTGCATTACTGCCAATCATTGAAAGATTGGTTGACTTCGTTGTCAATCAGGTTGTCCCAAACCTTCAAAAGTTTGCCAGTGCATTTGACCCAATCGTTAAAGCAATAAACGAAAACAAAGATTCATTTCAAAGATTGTTTAACTTCATTGGAGATTATGTCATTCCAATTTTGACAAATCTTGCAGGTGGAGCGCTTAAGGTTGTCGGTGAAGTATTTGGCAGAATCATAGGAATTATCGGATCAGCAATCGACAAAATCGCAGACTTTGTTGAATCGGTTAAGAACATGGTCAATGCGGTTATCAGTGCCTACAATCGCCTCCCAACGCCCGACATTGGCTTAATTGGTGCAGGTGGTGGTTTTGCAGGCGGTGGCGCTCCAGGAGCAATTAGCGGTGGAGGCAATGCAGGAATACTTGCTGCAGTTTCAGGACTGGCAACAGTAAGTTCAAGCATGGCAGGTTTGGCAGGCGGTGGAGGCGGTGGCGGTAAAGGTGCGACCGCAACTAATAAAGCAGCTCTTGCAAGGCTTGAAGCCGATGCAGCAAAACTTGGTGATTTAGTAGATCAACTTATGGGAGTTCAAAAGGTTGACCCGTTTGGTTATGGCACTTTCAGAATGGGCGAAGAAAGGTCAATGCAGCAATACAACATCACCGTTAATGGCGCAATCGACTCAGAATCTACTGCTCGCCAAATTGTAGAAATTCTTAATGACTCATCCGCTCGAGGAACGCTTGGCGCAGGAGCATTTGACCGATGACCGCCTGGAGTCCTGTTTGGCAGGTGTCAATTAACGGTGGGACTTTTACAACGGTCACACTTTCAAACCTGACCATTTCATCAGGTCGAACAGACATTTATCGTCAACCTGTTGCGGGCTATTGTTCGGTTGAAATACTCAACACAAATCAGTCAAACCTAAACATTGAAATCAATGACCAAATAACAATTCAGGTCAAGGACTCGACTAACACCTTCAAACCTATCTTTGGCGGCTTTGTGACCGACATCGATCAGAGTGTTAAACAATCAGGTGCTCTTGCCATTGTTCAGACTTTCAAAGTTATCGCATTGGGTGCATTGTCTAAGTTACCTAAAGTCTTGACCGAAGGCGTTTTATCAAAGGACTTTGACGGAAATCAAATTTATTCAATTCTTTCAGGGTTGCTTTACAACACATGGAATGAAGTTCCTGCTGCCCTTCAATGGAATACTTACAACGCAACCGAAACATGGGCAAACGCTCAAAACTCAGGCTTAGGCGATATTGACCAACCTGGAGATTATGAATTAACGGATCGTGCAGCAGACACAACTGATGTCTATTCACTTGTTGCAGCTCTTGCGACTTCAGGCGCTGGATATATTTTTGAGGATAGCGCAGGCAGAATCGGATACGCGGACTCAACTCATCGAAGCGAATATCTAGCTGCTAACGGATATCTCGAAGTTACTGGACATCATGCCCTTTCTCAGGGGGTGGCAACTTCTCGCAAACTTGGTGACATTAGAAATTCGGTAACTATCACCTATAAGAACAATAATCAAGAGTCTGCATCGGATGCAGCTTCAATCGCCCTTTATGGTACTCAGGCTCAAAACATCCTGACCTCATTGCATAACGCTTCAGATGCCCTTGCTCAAGCAAATTTTTATCTTGCACTTCGCGCCTATCCTCAAAGCCTGTTTAAGTCCATTACTTTTGAATTAACTAACCCTGAAATAGATGATTCCGATCGTGACCGACTAATCAACATTTTTATGGGCGAGGCATTAGACATCACAGACTTACCTTCAAACATGACTGGGGGCAGATTTCAAGGCTTCGTTGAGGGTTGGACTTTCAATGCAGGATTTAACAAACTTTCGGTCACTCTTAATCTTTCGCCTGCTGCATTTAGCCTCCAGGCAATGAGATGGGGCAATGTCCCAATTACTGAATCATGGAACACAATCAACCCAACCCTGCAATGGATTAACGCTACAATAGTAGCCTGACAATAGGAGAACAATGGCAACGACCACGAATTATGGGTGGACCACCCCTGATGACACTAGCCTCGTAAAAGATGGCGCTAGCGCTATTCGCACCCTTGGAACATCGATTGACACAACAACAAAGAACCTAAATCCATCGACAACGCTGGGCGATATTGAATATCGATCATCAACTGCCAACACCAACACTCGTTTGCCGATTGGTACAAGTGGACAAGTCCTTGCAGTAAGTGGCGGAGTACCAGCGTGGACAACTCCTGCGGGTGCTGGTGCAAATTTCACTTTGATTAACGCTGGTGGAACTGCGATGAGTGGTTCATCTACAGTCACAGTTTCAGGCATTAGCGGCATGGATAAATTATTCATTTGGATGTATAACGGATCAAGCGTATCCACATCCATAAATGTAACTTTAAGAATCAACGCCGATAGCGGAGCAAGCCAGTATTCTTATGCAGGAAGTTTACAAGAATCAGCAACAACTTACAGTGGTGGAAATTTCACTGGTCGCTCAGCTTATTCGGCGGATAGTTCTTTTCCAGTTTGTAAGCAGAGCAATACCGCAACAAATGAATTCTTTGCTGGCATCACAATACTTGGGAGCAATTCAAGTGGTAAGAAAGTTATCCAATTAGATAGCGGCATCGGTGGAACTGGTAGCGGTGGTATTTGCTATAACATTTCAGGAATTTACAATGGCACATCCACAGTAAGTTCAATTTCTATTATTTCGTCATCAGGCAATTTTGATGATGGAACAATCTATGTCTATGGAAGTGCAGGTTAAAAATGAAAGTAATTGAAAGAATTCATAATGTCGAAACAGGCGAAATTGTCGATGTTGAACGCGATGAAACAAAAGAAGAAACAAAAGCGCGTTTAGATACCGAAAAGGCTGCTAAGGCTTACGCGGATGCAAAAGCACAAGCCGATGCAGAAAAGTCTGCCATTTTGACTCGACTCGGTTTAACCGAGGATGAACTCAAAACAATTCTCGGATAATGAAGCCGCGTTTATCAAAGTCGATTATCCAGTTACGAGAACAAATTGACGATGCCTTCCCCGATCGTGATCGTCGCTCGGACTCAGGGGCTTACTCAGATGCAAGGCATGCTGCTCGTAAGTCTGACCACAATGCGGATGCTAACGGTTGGGTACGCGCCTGGGACTGTACTCGTGCATTATCCGAAGGGCGCGATGTCATGCCCGACTTGGTTAATCAGATTCGACTTTATGCCAAAAAGCACGGACGATTTAGTTACATCATATTTGACGAAAAGATTGCTTCACCCATCCTTAAATGGAAATGGCGCAAATATCGCGGAAGCAATCCGCACAAAAAACATGCACACTTCTCGTTTCGCAAAGATGCGGACTTGGATGGCTCGTTTTTCAAAGAAATCCCTATGATCGGAGAAAACTAATGAATATCAAAAACCCTATATTCCTGACCGCAGGTGCATTTCTTTCTGCATGGGCAGCTTCAAATTTTGATGTTGATTATCGCGCAATCCTTTGGGCGGTTCTAGCAGGTGTCTTTGGTTACGCCACTCCCAAAAAGTAATGACCGCCGAGAATTGGGCGGGTGTTGCAGTTGCTGCAGTGACCGTTATTGGTTCGTTTATTGGATCGGTGAGATGGTTAGTAAAGCATTACCTAAACGAGTTAAAGCCAAATTCCGGAAGTAGCATGCGCGACCAAATCACCGCACTTGAAGCGCGTGTCGAAACGATTATCCGCATCCTAGAGAGGTAACAATTATCTCATGGCAAGAAAAGCAACTAAGGCGTTAGAGGATCAAGGCTATTCGCAGCTTGAGGCTTATTGCATTGGAATCCATGAATTTTGGAAGGGACTCAAAAAAGCAGGGTTCACGACTGAAATTGCTCTTGCTATCGTTACAGAAAAAAGCGCATATCCTGATTGGTTGTTGCCTACACCTATAAACCCGAACATCCCTGAACCTGACTGGTACGACGATGAGGATGAATGACAAGAACAAAATCTCGAATTTTGGTCATCAGTGACCTTCAAATTCCATATCATCATGAAGCAGCAGTAAAAAATTTAATCAAGTTAGTTAATCGAGAAAAGTTTGACCTCGTTCTTAACACAGGCGATGAGTTGGACATGCAAGCCCAATCAAAATGGGCAAAGGGAACAGGACTTGAATGGGAGGGTCAACTCGATGCCGATCGAAGCCTGGCTCAACAAATACTTTGGGACTTACGCACAACAGACATCACTCGAAGCAATCACACAGATCGCCTTTACCACACACTCTTGCGAGGAGCGCCGTCCCTCATAGGTTTGCCCGAACTGGAATATCCGAAGTTTATGGACTTCGCCTCATTAGGTATTCGATTCCATAAGAAGCCTTTTGAGTTTCATCCAGGTTGGGTTTTGGTTCATGGGGACGAAGGTTCAATGAACTCCAACGCAGGACTTACTGCCCTCGGTTTGGCTAAGAAGTTTGGTAAATCGGTCGTTTGCGGTCACACTCATAGAGCGGGCATCAGTGCCTATTCTGAGGGCATAGGAGGCTCGTATAGGACTCTTTGGGGCGTGGAGGCAGGTAATGTCATGGATAAGCGCAAAGCCTCTTATTTGAAGGCTGGAGCGGCTAATTGGCAAATGAGCGTAGCCATCCTAGAAACCTACGGGAAGAACCTCTCGCCTATGCTTATCCCAATTAACAAGGACGGGTCGTTCACCGTCTATGGCAAAACTTATGGATAACCTGATTCGGGACATATTTCCCGTTTATCGGACTATAGATGACTCAATGGATGACACCGAATTGTTACCGTTTCGTTATACAAATAAGCGAGATTTTGTCGGGTAAGTGTGCAACCCTAATCCAGTAGCGAAATCCAGTAGCTGCAAAGGGAGCAACAAATGATTATCAATTCATTAACAATCTTGACGGTTGCAGGCATTTGTTTGGCAATGTATCTGTCCTACCGTCTAGGCGAGGAAGTTGGTCGCGATCGAGGAATTGTCGAAGGTCGCAAAGCACTCAGAAAACAGTTTGAGCAGGTTGGTCGATGAAAGCAACTGAGGCGCTTATCAATGCAATCGACATTATGCAAGATCGTGGTCGAATCTACGGTCATCCGAAAATCAATCAAGGTCGGATTGCTTCGCGGTTATCCAATTTATTTGATTTCCCAATCTCAGACTCTCAAGCTGCGCTTGCAATGGTCGAGGTCAAACTTAGTCGAATTCAGGAAACCCCTAGTCACACAGACTCCTACATCGATGCAATCGCTTATCTTGCAATAGCACTGCAATTACAAACTGAGGAGGATGAACTTTATGTTTAATCTTGACAATTATGAGCCAGTTGAAAAACGACTGGGCAATCCAACAAAGGTAACTACATTTTGGGAGGACTATCCTGATGGGCGCGTTGAAACAGAACTTATTTCTTTCCAGGGTGACAGATACATTGTTAAAGCATGGCTTTATCGTACTTACGCGGATAGCGTGCCATTTTCCTCAGGACTCGCGGAGGAGAGCGTTAGCAGTCGAGGGGTTAATGCTACTAGCGCGTTGGAAAACTGTG